ATCTATAGGTAAAGTATGCTCAAACTCTTTACCGGTTTCTTCACATTTTACTTTAAGTTTTAAATCCGGGCTTATGCTAATTGCTTTAAGCTGTAACAGTATTAAAGCTTTGTCAACTACTGTTAGAGTTAAGAATTCTTCTTTACCTATATTATTTTCTAAAATTAGATTAGTATGGTAAACAAAAGAACTATCATCTTCACTATAATTTGACTTTACTATTGCTTTGTATTGTTGAAAATTAATTTCATTTGCCCAAATTTCTCGATTGTTGAGCAATTTTATTTTTTGTTGAAACTTCATTACCCTTATTAATTCCCTAAAATTGTATTTTCTGGCGAAGAAATAGTATAATAATTATAAGCCCAGCTAACTGTAGCAACCGGTAAGTTACTATTCTTACCCCAGTCGTGTTTTGCATACCCGCCGTCCTCTACACTTACAGGCACGCAGCCGTAAAAATTATATATTTTACGTACTTCTACCGGTGGTATATCATTTGAATTTTTTTTAAGCTGCTTGCTATAGATAATTACTGTTAAATTGGTTTTTATATTAGTTTTACTTCCGCGCGCTATTAAACCATATTGAGAACCAAGAATTATCCACGGTCTTAATATTAGATCAATAAAAGATGTTTCGGTTTCTAAAAATGTAGTTCTAAGTAAGCCTTGTTGAGAGCGGTTAGAAGAAATGACTCCCGCCAATAAACCGGTGTTGTTTAGTATTGTACCTCTTTCTACTCCAAAACTTTCTTGAGGTAAAGCAACCCCGTTTGCAAAAAAACTTACACCGTTTTTGCTATCGTTATATTGATGTTTTTTAATTAAAAAATTTCTTTTTTCAGAAAGTTTTTTCCAATCATTAGCACTTGGTTCTAAATTTTCATAACTTACGTCCGTATTAGTTTGTAGTACTTGGTTAGGTATAATAAATTCTATAAAAAAATTAGAATTTAAAGGTATACTTGTATTAGGATCCGAAAGAAATTCTAAAAAAGTTTGTACTAGTGAAGCAGTTGTACCTGTAGGCGTACGTACTGAAGAAGTATTGGGTCCTATAGTTTCCATATTATAAACCTAAAATTTTTTGTAAACTTGTATTTTCATTGAAGCTTTTAGGCTTTTGACTTTGAGAAAGAGTCTTTAACCCTCCCTCCGGAACATTTTCTGCTTCCCAGTATTGATATGAGACTGATGCTCCTAATTGTTTTATTTGACCATTGCCAGTTGCATCATAGTCAATTTGATCTATGTTAGAAACGAATGCTCCGTATAGAGTGTATTTACGCAAAGGTACCATAAGATCATTTAAAAGAGAGAGCTCAACTCTATAGGTTTTTAAATCTCTAGGTTCAATATCTCCAATGCTTGTTTCTACGTTAAACGTATCAAGCATTGATGTTTCTAATAATCTTCTTATATTATAGTTTTGCGTACAATAAAAAGTTATTTGCCACGGGTTAGGGTATACCACACCAGCTGGTATTTGTAGTTGAGTACCCATAAAGCCAACTTGTTGGGTGTTTATAGTTAAACTTGGTATGTTGCCTGTTTTTACAAAAATTAAATCGTCTGGGGTTAATTGATTAATACCGTTTATAACAAATGCGGTAACACGCATTTGTACGTCTCGAGCTAGCCCAGCTTGTTGAAGAAGGGAGTAAAATTTTTGAATGCCGTAGTCTACGTTATATGCCATATTAATTAGTATTAAACGGACCAGTTTCAGATGTCATATATTGAAACGTTAAAGTTGCATTAACTGTTACAATATTGCCATTACCAGATGTATCATATGCTATATTACCTATATTATTTGGAAAACAGCCAAATAGTTTTATTTTCTTTACAATTTGCATGTTTTCTAAAGTGTTATTTGCATTAGAATTATCTAATAAACTTAATTCTAGATTGCAGTTTGTAAAATTAGTAGTGCTTGCAATACTGTGCTCATTGTAGATAGTGTCACTCCATCTTTCGAAAATATCTCTAATAATATAATATTTGTCGCAGTAAAACGTTACTGAAAAACTATTATTTTCAGGGTAATCAGCTTCTGCAGGTACATTAAACGGAAACGAAAGAAAATTAACCGCAATGGTGTTTATTCTGCGACTAGGGAGGCTTGCAGTTTTAAGGTATATATTAAAATTTTTATCATTATCATTACCTGGAAATATATTTTTTCCATCTCCAGCTACCCCGGTTATACTATTAAGTCTAAGGAGATTATCACGCGCAAAGCCATAGCGTGTTGCTGTCTTATAAAAGTCTTGCAAGCTGTGTGCCATTATATATACTTAATACACAGACAACAAAAAAGCCCTGATTGCTCAGGGCTTTGTTTATTAAAAGTAACGCGTATTAAACGTTAACACGTACGTTAACTTGTAGAGGTACTGGTGGTAAATGTGTCCAGTATTGATATGCTAGGACAGCGTTAAACGTTTGAATAGCACCTGCTCCGGTGTTGTCATAACCTTCAATTGCACCTATCGATTGACAATATACACCCCAAAGCTTGTAGGTATTTAATGTGGCTAGTTGGTCGTCTACTAATTGAAGTGTAATAAAACGATCTGGACCAGGTACATTAATATTACCAGTACTAGTTTGATCGTCAAAAATATCTTGACGTTGCCATGCTTCAAACTTATTACGGATTATACCTTGTAAATCATTACGAAACGTTACTGTCCATGCTTCAGAGCCTGGGTAGGTAACAGTACCAGGTACGTTAAACACGAGCCCCATATAAGGAGCTGTTTGGTTAGTAACATTACGACCTGGTAATTGCTTTGTAGTGATATAAAGGAAATCATCCTCGTTGAAACGAGTGTCACCGATTTCGAGAACTCTTAACATGTAGTCACGTGAAAAGCCTCTTTGTTGGGATACTCTATAGAAGTCTGTAATTGTTTGTGCCATAATTTATAAAATACTTAGGATTAAGATTGTAATAACTCGTTAAAGTTTTGAGATGTCTTAGTGCAATAGAAGTTGACTAAGATAAACTCAGCTGTACGAACCGGCTTAATATAGATATCAACCACTAAAGTATTGTCATCTATTACTGCAGGGGTATTATTACTTTCGTTACATACAATAAGATAGTCGTATAAACCTTGTGTATTCTTAGCGAGCTCAAATACTGGAGTTATTGTATTAACGAGTCTATTACGAGTAAATGTTGTATTAGGCTCAAATACAAAGAACTGAGAAGTATTTAATACACTCTTTTCTAAGAAGAGGAACAAGCGGCGAACATTTAATCTATCGAATGCGCTTGGTGACTTAAGCAAAGTCTTTTGCCCCATTACTACAAACCCATCATTAGGTAAGAATATTAATGGATTGAGCGACACCTTATAGAGAAGATCTCGTTGCTTTTGCTGCGGATTAACACCGATATCAACTATACCGTTTATAACACCTCTATTGAGACCTGCAGGTGCTGACCACTGGAAGTTAGTTGAGTCGCTATTAGTAATCATTGCTGCAGCATACCCTGAGGATGGCAACCAAACGTTCTTTGATGAGAATGTATCGGTAGCTCTTACCCAGTTTGCATATGAAGTAGCATAACTTGAATTATATGCGCTATATAAATTACGTAGCGGCCAGTATATATTTTGGGAGAAGTTCTTATTCTTATTGTCTAGAGTCTTGTAGTTATCTCCTGTTACAAATACGTGACGAATTGGGTCTGAGATAAAGACGTGATCTTTACGACGTACTCTTGCGAATTGCTCGAATTTAGATGTAATTGCTGACCATTTTGCAATTAAATCGTTGCTTACAGGGTTACCGTTTGATGCGCTAAGAGCATTAATTTGCGCAACAAGCCCGTTGGTAACAACATTGTCATCATAAGATTGTGCACTAAGAACTTGTGTTACTGAGTAGATAGTAGATAGACCTGCATCTACTGTAAGATCTATCGTAATAACATCAGGATTTTCTGCAAGGTTAAGAACTGTGTCAAGTTTCGCGCCTACCTCACCAATAACTTTTTGATTATTAGTTGGAAGACTATCAGCATAAACACCTAAAGCGTAAAGGCCGTTAGTTGTATTGAATGATGGTACTGCAATAGAAAGATATGGAATTGCAGAAAGAGCAAAATTATAATCTGGGTTGGTTGGGTCTGCAGCTGCTGCGGCAAGATCAGAGTCAGTAGTAGTCTTATAAACTCTTACTTTCTTAGTAGAATTACCGTTAGCATCTAACCAATTTACTAATTCAGATATATTTGGATTTGTAAGAATAGTAAGATTATTAGAGTTGTCGTTAACTACTGTGTTAAGATAGAAGGATTGAGCTTGACCGCCGAGTGGATCTTGTACTTTACGTTGTGCGTAAAGAGAACCTGTATAACCTTCTTGTAATACGTATTGTAAGGTATTAACATCAGGAGAGAACGGAGATGGACGCACTCTAAAGAGCGAAAGAATAACTGCATCACTATATCCAGATGCTGCAATATTGAACGTAGGAATATCTTCAATAATTTCAGATAAGCTATCAATACCTGCATTAAAGGTAGCGCTAAGAGTAAAGCCTATGCGGTTATTTGGTATAGTTGTGTAGCTTGAAACTGATGCAAGCTGTCCATCGACAAAATAGGTGCTACCAATTGACTTAATGTTTACTGCATCGTCAAAGTCTGTAGCAGGGTTGTTACTATAACTATCACCAATGTTGAGGTAATAACCTTCAAATTTTTCGTTAATAGTTGATTTAGATTTATTAACAACAACTAAACCAGCCTTACCTAAATTTGTAAGCACGTTAGAACCAGAAACTGTAAAGCTACTTAAACCAACATTACCGGTTGTTGCTTGCCATGTAATGCCGCCTTGAAGAATAGATTGATATTGGGATTCTGTAAGAGCAACTAATGCTGGCTCACCAAGAATATAACCTTGTGCGGAACTTAATGGAATACTACCTGCTAAAGCTGCAGCGGTATTATATGTTGAAGTATCTGCAGGTACAGCTACTACTGGGAACGCTAAAGCGCTATATTCACTAGCGGTGCCTTCCCCTGCTCCTTCGCCGTATGGAAGGCGAGCGACTTTAACAGAAGGATTACCACCATTTGCAAAAAGCTGTCTTACTGAATAATAAAAATATCTTTCAGCGGCATTAGTAGGGGTACCATAGATAGATTCGAATTCTGATAAAGAAGCGAGTTCAACGATTTCGTAAGTTGGTCCTTGAGGTGCAAAACCGGTAACTAACACGTTAGTACCAACTGGTACTCTTGCATTAGTAGATAGGTCGATTTCACGAATTTCAACACCAGGAGAATTTATTGTGCGTGCGTTTGACATAGTTAAAGGTTATACTATTATTTATTAAATTGCAGCCTTGAATCCGGAATTATTGCAATAAATTTACGTTCATCTGTCCGAAGCTAAACGTAAATGCAGACTCAATTTGCTCCCCATCTCTGTACGAATAACTAATACCTTCTAAATCAGTTATAAAAGCACGAAGATAGTCAAACTGTATTACCTTGTTGTTGTACTCATCTAAGCCATATATAGTAATATTAGTTTGATATGTAGTGGTTTTGTTTGCTATAGCAGATTGCCCAGGTGGCAAGTGATCAGAATTGTATCCGCTTTGAGTAGAGTTATTAATAATATTTAACCAATACCATAAAACCCACCAGTTGTTAAAACCGTTATCTACTGTAAAGTTTACAGTAACAGGCTCCCAAGCTGGCCGAGCATAGCTAGTTATTTTAGGTACTTGCGCCCCGTATGGTACATCGATTGAAGGCACACTTGTTCTAGGCACTATTGTACCGTAAACTGAATATTGCAAAGTGTCTTGATTTAGATACTTTGTGCTTCTTTCATACGCGTCTATTTTATTTTGCTTTTTAAGTATATCAGGAAGATTTAAGACAAGTAAAAACTTGTCTTTTCTGTTTTTATTTAAAATAGATTGCTGTACTGTACTCACTTAATATATTAAGGGGTTTTTGGTTTATCTAGAGTAGAAGCAACTACAACAAACCGACCATACTTAAAATTAACAACTATATAGTCTGTTTCGTCAGTTATAGTCACGCCTTTTAAATTACCTCTTTTTAAGTCGTCTAAAGTATCTTCAAATACTCCTAAACTTACAAGTTTAGCAGGATCAATTATATTATTTTTATATAACCCATCTAAAGAGGATGTAGTGGTAATTACTTTATAATTTACCTTTGTAGGTTCTTTAGCTTTAGTTGAATCGGTAGGTTCTTTAGCTTTAGTAGAATCGGGTTTATCGGCCTCCTGATCTTTTCCTAGTACTTTTTTTCTATAATCAAACCCGGTTTTATCTTTTAATTTATCATGCATATATTGCCCCAGTCTATAACCTAAACTCTGAGGGCTTATGTTGGATAAAAATGCCTTACCTGAAGGGAAAGTCTTCGGAAAACCTTCACTGTTTTCAAGTAAAATTTTTTCGTAAATGCGCTGTAATTTTTTTTGAGACATTACTTACTTGTTTTGTAAAACTCTTTTAAAACCTTATAATATAGTTTATTATATGACATATCTGGTTTTATAGTGTTTATTTTTTCTGCAAGACCAGTTGGAGCTTTAATTGAGTCCCATCTAGATTTAATTTCAGGTGTTACACCGGACTTATTTGCGAGCTCTGATGCTCGAGCATTTAGCTCAGCTGTTCTTTGA